GAAACCAGCCTTACATCGTAGGTGAGCAGGGTGCTGAAGTATTCGTTCCTAATAAGACAGGTACAATCGTACCAAATGATGAGATAGGCGGAAGTAGTGCGGGTGGAGAAACTAACGTAAGTGTAAGTTTCAATATCACAGCTAACGACACAACAGGATTTGATGATTTATTAGACTCACGTAGAGGAATGATTGTGGGTATTATTAATCAGGCAATGAACGATAGAGGAATGACAGGAGTGACTTCATAATGGCATATCCAACTACACCCGTATTTCAGTCGGTGAACCTAAAGTCTAATGATAAGACTCTAACATCACAAACTGTAAACGGTAGAACACAATCAAGAAAACTAGCAAGTCAGTATTGGGAATTCTCAGCTAAATACCCACCTATGACCCAAGCAGACTTTATGCCTGTATATGCTTATGTAATGAAGCAACAAGGTCAGTCAGAAACATTCACAGTGAGAATCCCTGTATTAGAAGACGCTAGAGGCACAGCATCAGGTACGTTTAAAGTAAATGGCGCTAAGGCAGCAGGTCAATCTACAATAGTAGTTGATGGAATTACAGGAACTATCGTAGAAGGTGACTTGATTAAATTTAGCCACGATAAGGTCTATATGGTCGTTGGTCATACCGAAACATCAAGTAACACTACATCTATCGATATACAGCCACCTCTGCGCTCTAACGTAGCAGATAACGAAACAATTACCTACGATAACGTAGAGATGAAAGTCAGACTAAGAAATGACGTTCAATCATTCGGACTTGGTAATAACGGATTAATAAGTTACGAAGTAGACTTCATTGAGGCTCTATGAGTAGAAGTATTCACGCTTCAGTAGTAACGGAGCTTGCTAAAGATTCAGTAAAGATGTGTCACATGATAGAGATTCATCTATCATCAACCTCTTATTTGACAGACGCAGGTCAGGATATTTCCTATGGCGGTAACACGTATGTAGCTAGTAGTCATTTCTTGAACATCTCTACAGTTAAAGAAGAGTCAGAAGTAAGAGTTGGAACATCAAAGATAAAACTATCAGGTGTTGAGCAGTCTTTTATATCTGCTCTTTTAAGCAGTGGTTATGTGTCTAGGCAACTGATTGTCTATAGAGCGTATTTAAATAGCTCTAATGGAATCGTAGGAATTCCTGTACTCATATACGATGGTAGGATTAGTGAGTTTGATATTGTTGACACGCCTGAAACATCTACAGTTGAATTAGGTGTTGCTTCACATTGGTCAGACTTCGAGAAAAAATCAGGAAGGCACACAAACAGCAACTCTCAATCATTGTTCTTTTCAAGTGACAAAGGGTTTGATTTCGCAGCCAACATTGTTAAAGATTTAAAGTGGGGTAGGGCGTAATGTTTGAATGGTTTATTAGTTTCATTGTTTCGGCTGTTATATCTTGGTTATTAGCACCTGACTTAGAAGATTACGAGCAAGAGAATAATGATGGTGCGCTTCTTAACAAGCAAAGTAATAACGCGCAGATACCTGTTATTTACGGTGAACGTAAAGTTGGCGGTACTAGGGTATTTGTAGAGACAAGTGGTTCTGATAATGAATACTTGTATATTGCTTTAGTGTTATGTGAAGGTGAAGTTGAAAACATTATGGATGTTTATATCAACGATGTATTATCAAGTGATGGCAAATTCAGTGGCTTGATTACAATCAACAAACACCTAGGCTCTGATTCGCAGACTGTAGATACAACTTTATTAAACGCTCCTAGTTGGACTTCATCACACACATTAAACGGTGTTGCTTACTTAGGAATTAGACTTAAATGGGATAGAGAGGTATTCGGCTCAATCCCTAATATTCACGCTGTAGTTAGAGGGCGCAAGGTAAGAACATTCAACGCTAGTGGCGTGCTTAGTACAACTGAAAGCTACTCTACTAACCCTGTTGAGTGTATGTTGGACTACCTAACCAACGATAGATACGGTAAAGGATTAACAGCCTCTGATTTTGAGACTGGATATACTTCATTCTATAACGCATTCCAAATATGTGATGCTTTGGTTGAGTCTTATAGTGGTGGAACGTACATCAACACGTTCAATTGTAATACAGTTTTAAGCACTGACAGTACAATCATGGATAACGTGAAAGTTTTGCTAAACGGTATGAGAGGATTAATGCCATATACGCAAGGTGTTTACAAGCTTATCGTAGAGAATACAGGCTCACCATCTTTCGCATTTACTGAAGACCATATTATTGAGGGCATAAGCATTTCAGGTGAGAAGAAAGGTACAAGATTTAATCGTGTTATTGCTACGTTCACTAATAAGGATAACAATTGGCAAGATGACCAAGCGATATATCCTGAAGCGGGAAGCTCAGAAGAAACAACATTATTATCTGAAGATAACGGTGTTGAGTTAGAAAAGAGAGTGAGACTACCGACCATAACAAACATATACCAAGCGAGAAACATTGCTAAAACAGTTGTAAACAAATCTAGGCAAGGTATTAAGTGTTCATTCCTAGCAACATCAGAAGCGCTACAAGTAAGTGTTGGTGATATTGTATCGGTTACACACAGAACCCCAGGATGGACAGCTAAAACATTCAGGGTTACAAACTTATCTTTAAAAGCAGATGGAAATGTAATTGTTGCCTTATTAGAGCATCAAGATACTGTTTACCCTTGGGCTAACACAAGCGCTTACACTGTAATACCTGATACAAATTTACCTGACCCTTTTAGTGTGTTACCAGTAACAGCAATCACTATTTCAAGTGGTGAGAATTATCAAGTCACTAATAATGATGGCTCAACAAGCCCTAGAATCCTAGTAGCATGGACAGTACCCGTTGACAGTTTTGTAGACAGATACGTTGTACAAGTAAGAATAGCCGCAGGAACTCCTAGCGAAAACCCTTGGGATATAGAACATACAACAGACAGCTCACCTTTATATATTTCAGGTGTAGCATCAGGTACTACAATAGACGTTCGCGTTAAGTCTATGAATACAATGGGCGTATCTTCATCATGGGCGCAAGTTGATAATCACACTATCGCAGCACTTGTTGGTGGCGGTTCAGGTGGTACAACTTCATTCTCTCAAGCTGCCCCACCTAGTGTAGATATTGAAGCAGGTGATATTTGGTTTGAGACAGATAACGGTAATAAGATTCATCGCTATGATGGAAGAATTCCTTACGCTGATGCAGGCTGGATTGCCAAAACAGGCGACTTGGCAGGAATTGATACGGTTGTGGCAGGCACTTGTTCTATAGTAATCCACAAAACAAAAGCAACTTGTATTGCCGCATCAGGAACTTGGACTCCATCAACAACTATTGATATTCCTGCTATATCAGACATAAGTACAAATTTAGGAGATATTACAGGTGGTAGTATGAATATTGGTAGTGGTAAGTTTAGTGTTGATTCTAGCGGAAATGTGACTATTAAAAACGCAGTAACAGGAAATAGACTAGAGATTAAGAATAACAACATTAAAGTTATTGATGCTGCCGGAACTGTAAGAGTACAAATAGGACAACTGTAATGGCGGTAGGATTCAGAATTAAGGATGCCACTAATAAGGTGCTAATCAGTTCAGAGACAACAACTATGCTGATGCACGATGCCTTTACTGAGACTGGGTATGGCGCTAAGTCTAAAGTTTATACCGATATATTTTCAGGAGCTGTTCTTTACGTTACTGCGACATGGGCTTTGAACGCTAACGCCTACAACACATATCATGATAATGTTGGCTTTGCAGGTTTTATTTCAACTTGGACTTCTTTAAATTTTTCTTATTCTTATACTGTTGCCGCTAATGGGGATTACACCCTGAATTATAATTGCATATTACACAACCAAAACATATCAACTTCTATTTATTCCATGACTGATTTTCATTTAAAGGTTTTTGTAAAATGACTGTAGGAATACACCTAATTAATGCTAATAGTCAAGTTACATTCAGTGATGACAAGGAGTATTGGGTATTTAAAAAGAAGTTTGTTATTGGCAATAGGCATACAGGGCACAGCTCTACTACTGCTCTTTATTTTGATACTGGATATAACGGTGCGCAACCCCCTATGCTGTTTGTAAACATAACTAATAGCTACGGGTTTAGAAATTTATCAAGAGATAATAGTCTTAATGGGAATTGGCTTATATCACTACAAACACCTTACTTAGCAACACCACCTGCTAACTTTGAAATGTATATGTTTTTGCCTTATAATCTAACAACGCCTACCAACCCTACATGGGGAATAAGAATCAACAACTCTGATGGCTCTAAGGCTTACGATTCTGATATGAAAATTCTTAATGTTGGCGGTTTTGAATCAATAAACAATCCTTCTGGAAACCCAACTTGTAGCGACACATCACAATTTACTACCTCACACACATCAACAACAAGTATTACTGATTATGGGTTTACAAAGCCTTGTTTTATGTTGCCCGAGCAAGGTATGTATGTAACCGACTGTTTACCATACAACGATAGACTGTTCGCATCATTAATGAATTATAGCCATGCCAATCTAACCATTTACCATTCTTGGTACAACTACTGGCCATCAGGATATAACTATATTAATTATGGCAGTAATGGAAATCAAGCGACCAATATGGTTTGTACTGTTATTGATGGGGCTGATTATGACTAAAGAAGAAGAAATTTACAGTAAAGTAAAAAATGATGATTGTGCTAGGTGTGAATTTCAGCAGAAAGCTGAGAATACATATTCAGGAAATGAGGTTGGTATTTCATACGATAAGATGTTTTTTAGTATTACGTTTGATTGTACAATAGATGACATTAAGCAATGCCCTGTCGTAATACACGACATGAGCTTATAATAAAGCAAAGGAGAAAACATGGCATATTACAACACAATTAAATTAGTATCAGGTGACGACCTACCTGA